CATCATCATGTGCTTTGAGTGCTTGATCGATTATGTCTGCATTATCATTAAAATCCTTGACATTATAAAAATCCTCTTCAGCTGGTTTCTTCAAGTTATAGTTTTGCGTATATTCAGCCATCAGCTAAACACCTCATTTCTTAGTTGGTAATGTGTGTACTGTCTAAGTTGACCGTGAGTGAAATTAGCAAAGGTAAACTGTTGGTTGTATCGCAATTCTACTGTTACGAATATGTTTGCCGGCACCATTTGCCGGGTAATTTTAACAACTTCATCAAACATACGTTTCTTTGTCAGTTCGATTTTGATGTTCAAACTGTATTCCCCGGCATTCAGTTCCATTACATACCCGTCCGGCCCACAGAGTCTGTCAAGGCGCTCCAGCAGCACCCTGTACGTGTATGGCAGCTTGTCAGCCCATACGCTCTGCACCCGAAACCGCCTTGTTTCAAGGGTATCATCGGCGAAGGGAGAAATCTTCAGTATCTTTTCTCGTCTTGCTATTCCCTTCTCCGTAGCCGTTTGGATAAACTGGTCGTTCACGATGTCCTCTATTGCCTGTTCGAGCTGCTCAAATAAGGACCCCTCAATTTCAGCTATCTTTTGAAACTCCTTCAATTCTTGCATTATAGGAGGCCACAAATCTAAAATCTTTGTCATTGTGGCGTCACCTCACCCAGTACCGGTATTTCGTGGGGGTCAATCTCAATGTTTTGCTGTTGGTCATTGAGTTTGGTGTTCTGAATGTCTACAATACCGTTAATGGCTAATACCCGCACTTCAATTTGACTTATCCGCACCACTAACGTTTCAGAATCTGCCCACTCACCGCGCAGTTCAGCAAAGTAATCATTTATGGCGGCTTCTACAGCTGGCTTTACACCCTCCCAAGTATAGCCGGTCTGCAGGGTGATTTCAGATTCAACGTCTATTTCTACCTCATCAACACTAACAACAGTCACAACATGGCCAATAGGTGCTATCCCGTAGCCCTCTCCTTGATTCTGTTCGGGATCAACAGCGGTTTGTACCTCATCAATCAGCGTAGGCGATGGTTTGTTATAATCGCTATCTATTATAGTCAGCTTCACGGTCCCTCCGCCATCCCATACTGGCTCCACTTTTACGCCACCTACTCCCGGAATGGCGGTTACCTTTTGTTTGTAATCGGCAATATTGCCGCCATAGGCTTGGCCGACTAGGCTTTCAAAGTACCTCTGCCGCAGGCTTTCGTCTGTTTCTTCGTCCTCCCCCGGAATAAGAACATCACTTAGTTCGGCAGTTACACCGGAAATGTTGTCGATGTTGTCAAGCGGGCCGGAATAGGCGTTCCCGATAGTACCATACTGTTCACACTCAGCTTTATATTCTGTGTCAGATATTTTCTCATTAATGACGTACGTTGTATCTTCAAGCCCCCATCTTGTGCCAACATCTACTGGGGCATCAGTAATAATCTTGCGTATTGCTTTTGTGGCAGGTCTCCGCACGATGCCAAGTTCTGCCGTCCGGCGAGAGAGGAATTCATCCACGGCAGTATCAGCAAAGAAAAGGTCAACATAATTCCGCAACAGAAAATACGCTTCAGCTAGCTTAAATGCCGCTGGAGCAAGAGCATCATATATGATAGACCCTTCACGCTTGTCTACATCGTTTGGCACCATTGCAAGCATTTCGTTCAATATGTTTTCATACGTCATATTCTCAAACATTATATAGTCACCTCCCGTGAAACCATGAGGTTGCCGAACATGCTATGCACATCGAAGGTGCACTTTATTGTATCGCCGGCCATTTCAAATCGGAAATTGTCTACTTCTGTTATCCTGTCATCACGAAGGAGGCATTCCCTAATCCTTCTTTTAAGCTCTATCTGAACATATACAGGGTCTTTTCCCAGAAGGTTCTCCATCTCGACACCATAATTAAAGCTATATATCGGGTACTCGTACCTCTCGGTGTTGAGCACCTTATATATAGACTGCTTGAGGGCATCAAGACCATCTGTATAACCTTGAATCCTATCGCCAACCATTCTATAAGTCCTGCTAGTTTCTATGCTTTCATCCAAAGATAATTCTACATCTATATTGCTTTGAGGTATCACTCGTCTATCACCTCCAAAATGTAAAACTGCTGGCCACCGTGATTTTGGAGCAACCTCACTTTTCGGCCAACGCTTAGATTTTTCTTAAGATTACCCACTATAAGCTCATTCGGTATGGTGAGCTTATCGCTTACCTTAATTCCGTCGCTTGTAACTGTTCCCACCACAAGCCGGCATAGTTTAGCATTATTGAGGTAGTTTTGGACTATGGTCTTAATTTCCTTAATCATAGCATCACGCTCACATTCATGGTATGAACAGGAACGAATTCATGGGTTACTTCCCGTACAATCAGTCGCCTGTTTAACTGTATATCCTCAATCTGACCGAAAAAGCTGTTTCCCGCCCTCACTCTCGTATCACCGAGACAATTCAATTCCAATGTTTCAACTTCTCGATTGTAGAGCTGTAGGAGTGCGTCAGCTTTTGCTTTAGCTTGTGATGGATTGTAATTCTTGTCCAGTACCTCAAAATATTGAAGCAAACCATATTTGGCTATGGAGTCGCTGTCATTGGTGATATAAACATCGCGTTTGCCGGTGTCTTCATTGTCGGATACTATCTTTATTTGGTTGTAAAAATCATCATCTATTGATTTTTCATATTCGTAATCATAGGCCAGGCTTTCATCACCCAAGACTAATTCAAGCCGTAAGTCTTGCAAATCTCTGACCGCTATACTGCCGAACTCATCACGCAGGCAGCACCATCGGCCAGTATTGGTCAGCGTATCGTCTATGGCATTATATATAATGTCCAGCCAGGTCTTGTCATCCTGGACGCTTACCGGCAGTTTGTAGCCAATGCTGGCGAGACTCCCGGCCCGCAATCCGAAATAGTTGCACATCTTCCGTACGAGACTGTCAATGGTGTCATTCTTTACGACGATGGTATCTTTGGCCTTGCAATAGCGGAGTTGATCATAAGCAGTAACGGTGATTTCTTTGGCCTTGTTCTGCCCGTGCTTAAACACATAGCCGTAAAAAATATTTGCACCATTGAACTTGAAGCGCACTACACTCCCATTTTGAATATCCAGGTTGTCATCAATATATGAGAATTCCAGCTTGCTGCATCCATCATTCAACTTATCTGTATAGGAAACAGACTTCACAAGCTCGCTTATCTCGTATATTTTCCCGTCTACTTCGGCTAAAAACTCCATACTCATGGTATCACCAGCTTTGGACCAGGCTTTGGACCAGGGTATATAAGGTTAGGGTTTTTAATTTTATCCCTGTTAGCATTGTATATCTTAGTATATTGCTCTCCGTTCCCATAGTGTTTCTTTGCTATAGCCCAGAGAGTATCGCCTGACTGCACAACATGCACCCCATTTGATTTTGGGTTAACTTTAGGCGCTGTTAATTCTTTCTTAATAGTTACTTTGTTTGATTGCACTACAACCGCGGATTTTTTGCCATATCCCCTGTATTCCAAAAGCTTAAACGAGACATATTTGTCCCCTTCCTCGCCTGCTTTTTCGGTTACGGTCAGTTCTTCTATCAAGACAAGGGTATTTATATCGTCACCAATGCCATTACTTGCAATAAACCTTACCGGAGCTTTCTTTTGTCTCCATTGTTCAAAAAGCCGCAAATAAAAGTCAGCGTCACGGAATGCTCCAGAAGTTTCAACATAGTGCAAAGGTCTGTATGGCAGTTCGCACTCAAAGCTGTATTCCTTTAGCTCCATATGTGTAGGTATGGCAATTTGACCGAGTTTTAGTATTTCGTATTTCTGATTCGCCTGGACGCTGGTCGTCTCAATCTGTTCCGGATTGACAGGAAGCCTATATGTTGCGTTGTTATAGTCAAAAAACACAGCATAACTCATTATGCATAACTCCCTTCTGCGGCCATAGCGATTTCTTCCTGAAGTATTTTCCTGATTCGTCCAGCCACTTTGTTCGCATCAGCTTCCTGATGTACGTCACCAAAGCTTATCTGGATATTAGGCGCCAGGGTAGCAGTGGTGAACTTGTTGATGTAATCTCTTTCAGCTATGTCACGCAGGTATTTAAGGTCCTCATCTGACATCTCAACTTCAAGTTTCCCGTTATTACCGGTGCCCTCAATGGTTCCCGGATCAAACGGTGTAAATTCTGGCAGATGTGACTCTGCTCCCTTTTCTGCTTTAGCCTCAGCTTGAGCATTAGCGATTTCAAGCTGTCTTTCAGCGGTAGCTACTAAAGCATCAGCTTTCATTTGTTCAAGCTTTTGATCTCGTTTGGCCATGCCGGCTTCTTTATCCGCTATATATTTTTCAAGCTCTTCATTTCTTGCTTTCTTGGCGGCTTCATTTTCAAGCTGCGCCTCGGTGCCGAATGTAACATACTCTATTGTGTCGATAGACACGCCTGGGATTTTGTTAAGAAGATTAATAAAACCGTTAATGATGTCGATAGCGCCGTTCACCATATTCTGGAGCAACATGAGTACACTCGCTTTCATGTCCCCCATAAAATTGGCGATATTAACAGATACCTTCTTGAAGCATATCTGCAGCTTATTAAACAGATCCATTACCCAGTACACACCGGTCATAAAACCGATTTTGACCCAATCCCAGGCGGTAAGTATCTTGTCAACAGCTATCATCCAGGCTATTTTTATACCACCAACCGATTTAATCCATTTATCAACCGATTTAACCAATTTATAAATGACCGCAATTAGTATACCGATCGCAAGCGTGATCCAGCCAATCGGCGAAGCAAGCATGGCGGTATTAAGGGCTTGCTGCATAAGTGCGGCGTTACCTGTCGCAAGTGCTACGATCCCCATTGCGATCGACTTTGCCATAAGTGCAACATTGTACGCGATTGTTCCTTTGGTGTTGATTGCATCCCAGATTGCCTGCGCCTTACTGATAGCTAAATACGCGCCGGCGGCCGCCGCAATACCCCAGAATATAGGCTCAAGGGTTGACCAGTTATCAGCTATCCATTGTGCTCCTTTTGCTATAGTTTGTATAAGCGGCAGGAATGTTTCTAACAAACTATTCTGTATGATGGCCCAGGCTTGCCCGAATGTCATCGGCATATTCCTGAATTGCTCATCAACTTTACCGGCCGCATCGAACATAGCATTTTTCACAATATCAGCAGTAATTTTACCCTCCGCTGCCAGATTCCTTATTTGGCCAATAGGTACTTTCATATAATCCGCAATAGCCTGGATTACATTGGGCGCAGCCTCAAACACAGCATTCAATTCTTCACCACGAAGCACCCCACTACCTAAAGCCTGTGTGAGCTGCAGGCTGGCGGATCTCATTTCCTCTTGGCTCGCTCCAGCGATGACAAACATCTTGTTGAGAGTTTCAGCGAATGTTATCATCTCCTGATTAGAATTATTGAAAGCGTCCCCAGCCCTTAATCCTAATTTTGCAACTACATCAGCCATGCTTGCATAAGAGGCTCTGGAACGATTAGCTGATGCCATTATCATATCTTGCAATTCTGCAGTAGTCTGTAAACCATCATTAATAAGGTTAAGCCTTGCCGTTGTTTGAGTCATTTCATCGGTTAAATCTATAATTTTCTTTACTGCCGCTATGCTTATAAAACCTTTAACAAACCTCTCAATTCCGGAGCTCGCTCTTGATGATGCCTTTTCTGTATTATTCAGTTGCTGATTGAACTTGTCTGTTGACTTGCTGGCTTTTTCGATCTTATCAGTTGCGACGTCCGTTTTTTGAGTAATCTTATCAATCGTTTTCGTATATCCATCGGTTAGCTTAAATATTGCTTTGAGGCCTGCCATTATCTCCGCCTCCTTCCCCGGCTACTTACCTTGAGCCTGTTAACTTCTCTCTTCTCCTGCTCAATTCGTATTTGTATACTGGCATAAATAAATGCCTTCTCCCTATCGCTCATTTCTGCCAGGGCAGAAGGCAAAATATGAAGCTTTTGCAGGGCGAAATGCGCCAGATTAAACTCTGGATCGCCCTGCTTTATCCGTTTTTTGCGTCTTCAATGAGATCGTTTATATCTTCGTCCAATCCAGACAGCTCAGTAACCGCCTGTGAAAGCGTTGCGTATTCACCGATGGTGAGCATCGCATTCAGGAGATCGGCTTCTCCAAGCACTCCATATGCTTTTTGCAGTTCTGCGTTTTTCAGATCAGGAAATACAACGGCCGCTGCAACCAGGGCATGCGAATATGCTGTCCTGTCCAGCACTTCTTGACCGGTTTTCTTGTCCTTTTTGGTGTACTTCCTTAAGAGCAGTTCATTTTCTTTTTCGGAAATAGGCTTGATTATAAAAGGAACAGGTTTACCATTTTCCTGGAACCTGTTTGATACTATTACCTCTTTATTTTCTACTTGTATTGGATTTAAAAAAGCTTTCAACGAACTCATACATTTCCCTCCTAAAATTTTCTTAATAAGAGGTAGGCGGATCACCTACCTCTTATCTGTAATTCTCCGGCAGTTTAAAGCTTTCGAGGATCTCGATATCGTCAAATGTAAAGTCAGTATCAAAGGTTATCGGGTCATCAGACTGATCGTCCAGTGTCGTTACTGGAATGGTTGCCAGGATCACGTTCAGCAGCACAACTTCCTGCTTACCGATTGTGGATTGCGAATCTTCGTTTTTTACCTGGATTTTCAGACCCCTGTAGTTGCCGGTCCGCAAATACTGGATGGCCTGGTTCAGCATCTCACTGTTCATAAAGTACATGGTCAAAGAACCGGTTCCTGAGGCACCGACAACCTTGTGCTGGGTCATCCTGTGACCAAGCAACCGGCGTTCTTGCACAATCAGGTCTATTTGAGCTGATAATGTCGACACTTCAAACAGTTCTCTGTTCTGCCCATCTATGGTGATATATGCCTTCCCCTCGTGT